AAGACTCAACCTAGCAATCTTAGAAAACTTACTTTCAAAATTGTCTAGCTTAAGAAACGCTTTTGTATCTTCGTCTAGCCCCCGGATCGCAGTGCTTAAATCAAATGCCGGGGTAGTGTCAATACCAACTTCGTCGCACGCTGCGTCAATCAGCGACTTAACTTTTGAATATTCGTACTGCTTAGAGGCAATAAGTATCTCTGTGACTTTTTGCGTTTCCCCGTTGTAGTTAATCGTATCCGGGCAGCGCAGGATTCTCGCGGCGTCGGAAGTTACCTTACGGTCTACATTGAACTTGTGAAACGAACAAAGGTCTTTGAGTTTACGCGCCGTTGCTACCCACTCTTCACGCCCTACGGATTCCGTCAGCGGCCAATATGCGTGGATACCGTTCCCTGAATTGACAATTGTGGGCCGAGGGAACTTGACCGTTTTACAAAAGTCTTGGAGTGCCGCTAGTGCGGACTCTTGGTCTTCGTAGGTATCGCCGCCCTTGCAGTCAAGGTCAAAGAAAAAACTTTTGATCGCTTGGCAGTTATCTGCTTCGCGGTTACCCGCTTCCTTAAAGCTACCTACTGCGAAATAAACATTAGCTTCTTGAGCTTTCAGTTCTTCTACAAGCCCTTCTACTTCGCTGATCTCATCTACAAAATATTGTTTAAGTTTTCCTCCGGGCTTTATTGTTGCTACACAATACTTGCCTTTCTCAGGCAACAACGCCTCATAAAAGTTTTTCATTGGGCTTAGAGACAATTAGGGCCAGCCCCTTGGGACCGGCCCCGGTTGCGACGGATGTCTAGCTTATCAGGACAAGACTAGGTTGCGAAGATAATCAACCCCTTCATCTCGACTCTTGACCGGCAGCTTCCCCCCTTTTGTATCCCTATCGATAGCCTCAATCAGCTTTACAGCGGTTCCCCTCCGTGAGTCACCCCTAATCGGGCCGTTCTTAAACCATGAAGCTACCGTTGCCCGTGTGACGTTGAAGTAAGCCGCGATCTCCCCTATCGGAAGGTTCGCTGCTACGCAGGCTTTAGCAAGTTCAAGGCTCAGGGTAGATGCATCTAAGGACTGAAGGCGTGCGACGGTCTTAATCGAATATCCTCTCCCCGCCACGATCAAACCTCCTCAACTTCATCGTCGTCGCTGGCCCACTTCGAAAGAACCGAACTAAGCTTCGTTTTCTTATCTTCTTCAGGAACAGCCTCGACCCGCTTGATAACCCGCTTAGGCTCGATTTCCTCGATGGCATCCTCATCGATGTTATGCGTCAACGCCTTCGCCGCCTTTGGGGCCGGGAGGATGTTTTCGTTTTGTGCGACGGTCATGCGGACAGCATTTACAGCAGCAGGAGTTTTGCCTTGCTCACGCACAACATCATAGGCATCTTGCGGCAGCGCCTTAACCGGGCGGAAGATAAGCTTCGGGACCGGGGACTTAGTGTCAAACTTCATCTCGGTCACGACTACTCCAAGGCGGATGTTATGCCCAGCGAGGTACTGCGAATACTGCTTAAATGCCCACCACTTCTCTTGGTCACTCTTACCAAAATAAGAAGTAGAAGGAAGGGTGAGTTGATAAACATCGCCCTCAATATCATCGGCCAACACAACAGCAAGACGCATGCTGTAACGGCATGCCTTGGACTCGCCATCACCCGAACCTTTAATGTTCATCGGGCAGGTTGAGCATGAAGAAGACTTGGGCTTTAAAACACCTGAATCAGGCTTCTCACCATCAGACGACCAGCAAACCGGGGCGATCTTTTCGCCTTCCCGATAGGTGCCTTCGTAGTAAGTACGGCTTTCGTTATGGGCGTTGCGAACGACAACAACCTGCATGCTGCGTTCTTCTTTGGTGGCGATCTCTTCGCCGTTAACGATCAGACGGAAGACCGCGCCTTTGATGGAGATGCGCTTATTGCCACGGTTACCGGCAATGGCTTTGGTGTCGTCGTCAAGACCGAGTTCTTTGATGTAGGAAGGCAGTCCGCCTTCGAAAAGTGTAAGTTCGCTCATTTCAGTTCCGTTGGTTAATTACTTGGCTTTGCGGATCGTAATCGAGTATTCACGCTCGATGTTCATGCCGGGGGGCAACAACTCAGGGTTTGTTTCCATGAACTGCTTCATGTTGGTCTGATGGATGCGCTTTTCGAAAAGCTCTATCGCGTCGTTCTCCTTAACAAAAGTGCGGAACGAATCCCAATCGGTACACCAGTACCGCTCTTTAACACTACGCATAGCAGTGCCGTATTTGGTCTTCAGACTATCCAAACCCGAGTTCCTACAGAAGTCGAGGATCTCAGACTGGATCATATTCATCTGATCCTGAAGGTCTTTGTCTTGTAAGTCATAGTTGCGGCGGAGGTCGTCCTTCGCGCTGCGGAGCTTTATGTACACTTTGACAAGAACGTCAATCGTCTCTTGCATGCTTCCTCTCCAGTGGTTGGGAGTCCTATTGTAAAGACTATTGGACTAATGTCAATCCTTAAACCCAGACTTGTACATACCGACCATTTCAGAATGTAGATTTTTGCGTTCTTGCAACGCTTTGTATAGCTTGCGCTCAACGTCGCTACCTTGTAGATGCGTCACGGTCATCTTGTTCTTCTGCCCCACGCGGTCAATGCGGGCGATGCACTGAAGATAAGTTTCCAAGGAAGTGACGGGTGACCAAAACACCACGTTGTCTGCGGCAGTTAGCGTTACGCCATGCGATGCAGCCTGTGGCTGGATGACCAAAACTTTTGGGTCTGATTGCGTCTGGAACTTCTGAAAGATTTCTGCGCGTTTGCCCGGATTCACATCCCCGTTGATAACCTCAGACGTTATGTTGTTCTTAACAAGAAACTCTTTTACCAACTCGATAGTGTGTCGGTACGGCACGAACACCAAAGTCTTATGTTCTGTCTCATCCAAGACTTCTTTAAGTACCCGTAGCCTCGGGGATACATCGAACTCAAGAACCTGCTGCCCATCCGTATAGACCGCACCGCACGATATCTGCAAGAGTTTATTGATACTGGATGCGGCGTTTATGGCCGTAACCTCCTCACCGGCTGCGGTGAACAGCATCTCGGACTTCAGTTCTTGGTAGTACCGCTTCTGCTGGGCCGTCAGTTCTACGTCACGGGTGATATGTGTTACAGGGGGAAGGTCAAGACACTCTTCTTTTGTAAATCTTATGGCTGGTTGGAGCGCCTTAAATACAATCTCTTTGGAGCGCGGTTTCGGTACCCACCTATACAAAGTAACTTTGGACATCACCATGTCCTTCCATGCCCCTGCTGTTTTTGGCACCCGTTCAGGGGAAATAAGCTTTGCCATTCCGTAGGCATCTAATGGGGACTGTGCAGCAGGAGTGCCGGTCATCAGCCATAGCCATGTGTCCATCTTTACAATAGAGGATATGGTTTTCCACCTGCGAGTAGCTACGTTTTTAAGTGCGGAAGCTTCATCACAAATTACAAGGTCGAACCCGGCGTTTAGGATTTCGTCCCGAACGATCTCTACACCGTCGTAATTAATGATCACAAACTCGTAGTTACCAGCGATGATTTCTTTTCTCTTCTCCGCAGCGCCGTAGGCAATCACAGCAGTACGGTGCATAGCGATCTTAAACAGATCATTTAGCCAAGCCGATTCCATGATCGACAGCGGGCAGATGATAAGAACCTTCTTTATCTTTTTCTTTTTCATCAGGTAGTCCGCAGCCCATATGGTCGCCGCAGTTTTACCCGTACCTGCCTCGTTAAAGATGAATGCCCGTTTGTGCAGGGTCAAAAACTCAGCGGTCTTTTCTTGGTGCTTGAACGGTTTATAGAACCCCGTCCACTCGTAATGTTTAGTTATGGGAGAGGGAACGTCTTTTATGTTTAGGTTCTTAAGAACCCGTGCTTCGTCTATGTCCCACTTGACCAGCACCTCATGGAGGTCGTTTATCTTTCCTACAATCTCACTCTTGGGAATCGCCGTTAAGATTTTCTCGGGCGATCTCGTTCGTATGAGCAGGGCTTTGTCTTCTATGATTTCCAAAGTTATGCCTCATTAAACAGTTCAGAAAAGACTAATAGCGCATAAGTGCTGTGCACTATGCGCTACGTCTACTAATTCCCAAGCCTAGAGGAGTGGGGCCTGTGTTAGTTGGTACGGTTATTACAAAAGCAAAGTGTAAAACTTGCTACAAAAACCACTTTACTTCTCCGCTGACCCCACTCGTACCTTACGGTTCAGCGGACTATGAACAACTGAATTATACCTTGCTACGCTCCGGTTTCAACCGTTGCGCTTCATGCTTCCGTCGCTGTTGCGTTTGAACGACCTATTTTTGCTAGGTGTGGTAAGACGAAGATTACTCGGGGCGTTGGTTCCACCCTTAGACAATGCAACCACATGATCAATGTCCTTACCCTTGCGGTTGACGCCCTTTTTATCCATCTCACGGCGAGCACGCTGCCGCTCCATCCGGTCCTCATGCTCGCCGCGCTCCTTTTGCTTCTCGTACTCATGCTTGTACGGGCGGGGGGATTTGGTATAGGCCATTATCGTCTACCGTTATGCACGCAAGAAGTGACTACACAAAAGTTTCTGCACAGCCCGTTGGGCTTTTCGTTAAAGACGCCGTAACGGATTGCATTAGTAAGTTTCGCTAGTGAATCTTTAAACCTACTTGGAAGCTCCCGTAGCTCATGCCGGAAATACTGCACCTGAATGAACTCGTTGGCAACATTAAACAAAAGTCCTGCCCTAACACTTTCGATCTCGGGGAAGTGCCTAAAGAGCATGAACGCCATCAGAGCCAATTGATCGGGGTCTGCATACCTAGCTGACTTGCCCGACTTGTAGTCAATGATGAACGCCTTACCCTTTCCCCTATCGAGGATCACTAGGTCAGCAATCCCTCTACAAAAATATTCCGGGTCTTTGAAATCGCATGGAGTCAGGTCAGGCTTAAGCGCCATCTCGTACTCCGTTAGCTTCTCTCCGGGGATCTTAAGTAGCGTATCTAGCTGGGGCTTAATAAAAAGAAACCCTTTAGGGAGTTCCTTGCCGTCCCGTATATATTCTTCTGCTGCTAGGTGCAGTGCCGTCCCATATAAGGCGTGTTCTCCGGGAGCATCCTCAAAGTTCTTGGCAATGCGGATCTCAAAGTATTTCTTCGGGCAGGTATCGAAGAGCTTAAGACTGCTGAAGCTCCACTTGATAGGGGATTCCGTCATTTTGCTTAAGCAATTCGATCTGAGACTTAAGGAGCCTAAGTTCTACCACAGAACCTGTTACATAGCTAGACGCGCTGTCCCAGTCTTTTTCAAGTAGTGCCTTTTCTGATTCCCTAAGAAACTTGCGAAGCGTAATGATGTGGTCTGCGTAATCAATAATCATTTAGCAATCTCCGTAGCTATAACCAACGCCTGACTCGCAGGCAATAGGACACCCCGCCGCCCATTTGGGAACGTGGCTCATACATGACTCAACGAACGCCACCGCCTCATCTTTTTCATCCTCGGGGGCTACGATGGCAACCGCATCATGCACCGTCAGAACAGGTCGATAGCGCCTAGATATTAGCAGCATCTGCTCGGCCACAATACAGCGGGCTAGCCCCTGTACTACGTTCTCAATGAGCGTTCCGTACCACAGATTCTCTTTACCCTTACGACTCTCGTAGAAGAAGCGTTTCTTTTCCCCTTCCATCCTTACATCAAGGCCGGGGTAATAGATTTTGTACCCACTAGGCAAACGGATTCCATCTGAGTCAAACCCAAGACATTCCCGCTTACCGATCCTATAAGACTCCTTCCTTACCATGCTCATGAGCGCAGCGCCTGCCTCATCCCACATCTGAACGATCTTGAAGTTCTTGTCTCGGTAAATGTTAATGATGCTCTTACATGTTGCGTCGTCTTTCTCTACGCCCGCAGCCTTCAGTTCTGCTTGAAGCTTCTTCCACCCCGTACCGAAACCACAACCTAATACGACTGTCTTGGACAAAAACCTCTCATCTTTTGTGATCTCCTCCGGTTCTTTCTTATAGATAGCTGCGCCCATCAGGCGGTATACGTCCTGCTTATCAGCAAACGCCTCGATCACATCAGACTGGTCAGCCATCCACGCAAGTACCCGCGCTTCAATCTGCGAAGAGTCGCAGTCAATAATGAGATGCCCCGAGGGAGCGGTAATGGAGTTCTTCAGGGCTTTCTTTTTAGGATCGCGGCTCGGCAGGTTCTGTAGGTTGATTTTGTCTTTGCCGCTCCACCGGGATGTATGCGCTCCACAATAGTTAAGCGGGATCGGTAGCTTGCCATTGTTCCTACTGGCAATGTTCATGAAGTTCTCTACCCGACCCTCCTCCATCGTTGACTTGGTGCCAAGCCGCACTGAACACAGAAGTTGGATGAACTCGTCCTCGTTCTTTTGAAGGTCGATAAACCCAGCATCCTTCTTGCCTAGCGCAGGAATCTTATTGTCAGGGTTAGCCGGGGAGGGTTTCATCGGCACTTCGATTTTGTACGAAGCCAGCAAGCTTGCGAACTGCTTGTTGGAAGCCAATGTTTTACGAACGTCTTCCTCGTCAACAACCTGAAGCCTTTGCTTAATTGATGCCAGTGCTTCTCGCTTCTCCTCGCGGATATCTTTGAGCCTAAGCGCAAGTATCCCTTGATCGATCTCCAGCACGGGATTGATGTACATACGCAGGGTGAGATCGATGATCTTCAGTTCCTTCTTGGGAAACCCACCACCAATCATCTGCGTGAAGATTTCATACGTCAGGTCAACGTCGTTGATGCAGTACTCCGCATAGCGGGCCAAGTCATCTTTACCGAAATCTTGGCGTCTTTTACCGAACGCATTAACTACCTCGGTGCCCTTCGTACCTACACCGTACTTCTGAGACAGTGAGGCAAGGGATGCAGATTCATGTACCCCATGAACGAATCGCGCCATGCTCATCGTGTCAGCCCATGCCTTCGGATCAACCCCATACTTCCATGCAAGGATGGCTGCATCAAACATTGTGTTGTGACACACAACCATAGCGTCGGAAAAATCAAACTTATTTAGAAACCATGCAACGTCGTCCCCGCTGTACCACTGGGTAGTACCTTCATTCTTCTTAATAGCCAAACCGATGACCTCAAAGCGTGGGTCGTTAACGTACTCCTCCGTCGTCAGCTTCGTAAGGGAATAGTCTTTGGCGTAATACGTTTCAAGGTCAATCGTATAAATGTCCATTAGCTATTCATTTACCTTTTTCTAGGATCCCGTGGGCTTCTTCGACTGCGCGGGCAAACGCGGTTGCGCGCCTATCATCTAATGATGACCAGATTTTTCTAAGCTCTTGTTCTGTTAAAGGCAATCGCTTGGGTGGTTCACCGTATAGTGGCTCACAATCGTACTCATCCCGCCGAATGACCACTTCTCTTTCTGAATAATGCCAAGTCTTTTTATCCCACCTCCTCCACCTCCATGCAACTGGGGGCGAACCAAAGCTAGTTTTAGCTAAAGATTCTCTTTGATCCGCACGGCCCATTGCGTATGCAACTTCCAATAAATGGTTATCAACTAACTTATTCATTTGTCATCACTTTGAGTACACGTTCAAGCGCGTCGATGTTGTCTTCGTTAACAATAAAAGCTAAACCACCCGCTGCCTGAATCTCTTCAAGATTTTTTAGTTGCAGTGCAGTAGCTTTATTATCACCGGCCTTACACTCGATGCCGACGAAGTTACCTCGCAAACAACAGATGATATCCGGCACTCCGCTACGCCCAAACCCACCCGTCACAGGGTAAAAGTAATAGGCACCGAGTTCTTTAAGGATTGTTGTGACTTTCTTTTTGACTTTGGATTCGGGCGTCATGCTTTTCCAATTCCTCAATGAGTTTGTTTAAGTACCACTGCGCCTTGCGTACATCTTCAAGACGGTTTTTAGATTCGTACCGCCATAAATATTTGATGATGTTCGCAACGCAGATAGCTTGGATGCCGGGTTTGTTTACTGTCGCTGCGGCAAGGGCGTCGATGCACTCGATGGCACCGTTTTTATAGTGCTGGGGGTTGATCCTGTCGTTGCTCATCTTCCTTCCTTTGTTTAAGTTTCATTCTGTACTTCTGTGTGCGTTGTGCGGGAGTCTTAGCTTCGTAGGGCTTGCGAGCGTCGGGCATGTCGCCTATCCCGTAAATCTTAAGGACGTAGTGATGTAGCTTGTTCCTACGCCAGCCGACTATGTGTGCTGAGCCTGCCTTGTGCATCTCTCGGGTGTAGTTCAAGACGGTCACATAATGTAAACCCGTCCGTTCTGCTAGCTCCGCGCATGTGTACACACCAGCCAGCATCTCCTTGACCAGCAACGCGAAGCTCATCGCGTTAACTTTTATTAGATTTTTAGACATTGTTCAGAGATAGGAGGCCATAAATTCTTCGTAGGCTTCGATCACATCCATCGCCATCGTGTATACCGCGTCATAAAGATTCGGGTCGGTGATAGTGATGTTGTCTTTGATGGCCTTCTCGATGATCTCTTCGAGTTTGCTTTCGTTCATCATTTTTTCCACCCCATACGTCTAGAAATCTCATTACACGCGCACTCATAATGCGCCGGACCCCAACTCCAACACCTTTCGCCGTGGGTAATTTGCGCGGGGGCAGTTGTATCTAATTTAGGCAAATTATCTTCCGGGGCTAAATTCTCTATAGATCCATCTACGTCACGATCCAAAAGTATTTTTAGGCGCTCAATATGCGGACGGCAATCCTTCATTACTTCTCTAGCTAAAGATTTAGCGTCTCCGTGACAGTCCGATTCATGCTTGACGTTGTAGCAGCCCTCTTCGACTTTCTTTAGTAGATTAAATACTTGTTTTAGAGCGCGTCGATAGTGCGTATGGTGCATGTTCATTCTTTCCTCCTACCTTCGATAAATTCCCTGATGTGCCGCAATGCGTGGCGGTATCCCTCTTCAAACATGGGGTGCCTGTCGTCGGTTAACTCGTTAACTGTTTGGATAATCGCCTCACGCTCGGCCTGCTCCTTTTCCACGACATCAAAGAGCTTGTCTCGCAATTCATCCCGCTGCCGCAAAACGCAGGCGGGGCGGATGCAGTAGTAACTGCACGAATGGATGTCACTCATTTCATCACCTTATTAAATAGCCACGCTGATGCTACGTCGGGGCGGGCTTTGAACGCAGGGATTACTTTCCCTGCGGGCGTTTTGATTACTTTTCGTTTATCGTTTGGGTTCGTGCGTTCAACAAACTTCTTTGGCTCCATCTTTCTTGGAGTAACCATTCTTTAATCTCCAAAAGGATTTGTTTCCCGTGAAACTCTCGGTCACATGGCCCTGTTTCCACAAGTCTCTAAGTAACCTACCTGTATGTGTATAACCCAACCCAATCTCTTCGCTCACTTGCCGAACGGTTTGTGGTCTGTTCTTTTCGAGAAAGCGAAGGATCAGGGTCTTAGTTGAGTGCATCAGAACGGAGCGGGTTCGTAGTCAGGCTGCTTGGTATCTACCTTGCGCTTCTTTAGCTCGGATACGCGGACAACCTGACGGTCAGGAAAGGGGAAGCTATTAGATGCAGGGAAGCGGACCACCGCGTAGCCCGCAACGCTTACCACCTCAATGACACCGGGTCGCCCGTAGTGCGTTACCCACATGCCGGGGGTAGGGTTCTTCATCCGAACCACCGCTTCCAAAAGGACACAGGCTCGACCGGGGCGGGAGTCAGGGCTACGGTTTTATATTCCGGTTCTTTGTTGACCAACTCGCGGTGAAGTTTAATCAACTCGGACACGGCCACGTTCTCTTTATCAGCCTTCATGCCCAGCGTGTTCAGGTATGCACGGGCGGTTTTTGGCAGCGTCTTCCTAGCCTTGGGTTTGACCGAGGTGATGCTCGGCTTGCGCTTGGTGTACTTGCGCTTGGGCTTGGCGATACC